TATCTCATCATTATAAACAGGAACTGTAAGTGTTACATTAGAGTTTTGAAATAAGTACCACGGGTTTAATAGATCAGCCAAAGTACGAATCTGTGATTTTTCATCATCAGTGGTGCATCTCCAAAGAAACCAATCACTAGATGTTAATGATGATGCACATGCAACTAAGTTGTTGCCGGTTATTCCTAAAAAAGCAGTGTATATTTTTCGTTCTTCTTCTTCAGTTCCGTTAGTCTTTGTAGTTGATAATTTTCTAATGTCTTTTGCAGATAAACCTGCGGCTCCCAAGTTTAAATTTAAATCTTGCGTGAGTCCACCAGCATCATGTAATTGTTGAAGTAGAGTTGATGGGAAACCAAATCGATCTAATCTTCTAAAATCAAAAACTTTTTCTAATTGTTGTAAATCAAAGGCAAGTCCTTCAGTATATAAACTTACCCCAGTCATATCACCTGTAATTAAATCATCCATATTACTGAATGTACCTTCTAAGAAGGTTTTTGAATTATTTGCTGTATTAATTGTTTTGTTAGTGAATTGAGCATAACCGTAGGCTTCATTAAATGATCCACAGAAGTTTTCATATTGTGGATCTGGATTAGAGTCTAAGTTTGCACCCTCTGATCCTACTTTTGCATGAAAGTTAAATTCGTTGTGTGCTTGTAAAGCATGACATCTAATCCATCCCCATTGAGTAATACTCTTGTTAGCATTCGTAGTGTCATATGGTAACCAGGTTGCTTCTTGTCCGTAATCTGTAGCACTACTAACTGAATATCCTGCATTTGCTGGAGCCGGTAATGCCCCTGTTATTCCTTGAGATACTCCAAACTCAACTGCTTTACAATCTGCTGAGCCTTCTGTTTTTCCTGCCCAAGAGCCTGATGGATCAACTGCTATATATGTAGGTGGTTTTGAATTACCTAATGCATAACATTCGTTGTTGTCTCCGCTGATAGAAATAAGATTGTTATATGTAGTATCGTTGATTAGACCTCTAGCAAACCCGTCATTGATAGCCCATGTGAGCATTCTAAGCACGGTTCCTTCTATTAGTCTGCCGTATGTGTAATCAGAGTTTGATTTACTAATACCCATAAAGAATTCAGCATTAGAATTGATTTGAAGACATCTATTCTGTAAGATGCCTCCTAATACGTTTATGCCTAGTGGACTTTGTTTACCTGTATCAGCCATATATTATCCTAAGGAACAAATACTGTAGCACAACCGTCAACGATCTTGTGCCCGCAATCATTGCCTGATCCTACTCTGAGAACTGGTTTGCCTTCAGCAAATACAGTTGGACTACCTTCTGTAGTCTTTGCCGCTTTATGAGGTTTCTCTTTTGGTTTGGGTTTATGAGGTGTGATATCACTGACATGAAGACCAACCGGTTTGCCTTCAGCAAAGACAGTTCCGGCGCCATTTAAAATCTTGCCGCCTGTAGTATTTTTATCGTCTTTGCGGCTCAATTTGGCCATGTAATTTTATCCTACTAGTATCTTTTTGTCGGGTACAGTTATCCCTGTAGTAGCCTCTCTATACTTGTCTTTAACTTCATCTGCTGTCGTTGCAATAAAAGAAACACTAAGAGTATTTAGTCTTACGTTTTCTGTCGCATTTGCAGAGAATACACTAGGTACTAGTGCCATTCCAGTTTGACTAGGTGCTAACGATACTGGATCTGATAGTTCAAGCCAACCGTCAGAATTTCCTACTACTTTAGCAACAATTTCTTCACCACTAAAGATTTTAAGGGTATAGATTCCCCCTACTTTGATATCTTGTATTGCTTTGTTTTCCATTATTGCTCCTAGTCGTTTGAGTTACTGTTATAATTAATCATTTCTTCTTTTAATTCCATGAATCCACCTATGTATTTCTCACCTAAAAAGATTTGAGGGGCGGTACGTGCATTAGGTACTACTTCTAATAAGTTTTCTAATGTATACCCATGACCAATTTTCTTTTCTTCAAATTCAATGCCTTTTTCTTCAAGTAGTTTCTTTGCTTGATCACAATAAGTGCAGTTATCTTTACTCCATACAATGGCTTTCATTTTTTCTCCTAAATAGTTTATTGTTCTATGTATATTTAATACGATTTTCTACAGTCAAATAAATTTTATGCTAACTCAGGTAACTCGTCATAGTCAAGTGATTCTGACATAACGCCGATTACATAGTTAGTTGATTCATTTTCTTGCAGTGCAGTTTGCTTCTTGCTAGTATCACTATGCTTGTTAAACCAAGGGATAGGACTTGCTTTTGGAGCAGAACTTTCATACTTAATGTTGATTGCTTTCAACGATTCTAATGCAGTATAATCTACAAACTCTTTTAGAATATTTGCATTAAGGCCGATCACAGGACCCTTTTGAAACAAGTAATCTGCCCATTCTTTTTCTTCTCTGATCACATCCATATACATATCGTATACTTCTTTCTCACATTCTTTTTGTGCTTTAGCAAATCTTGGATCTTCTTTAACAACTTGCTTAATGATCCAGCCTGTCCAACCTTTGTGCAATAGTTCGTCTTGTAAGATTAATGAAATAATATTACCGTTGCCCATAAAGATTCTGTTCTCTACCATTGCTAATGATGTAGCAAATGATACCATGAATCGTAATGCTTCTAAGGCATAACTTGCATGTAGAGCCATCCAGATTGCTTTGATATGTTTTTCTTCATCAATCTTCTTGCCCATTTCTTTTTGACAGTTGATTACATGTAGAGCATCATAGTATTCACATACTGAAGATGCCATGTCAGCAATTTCTTTCGTGTTGTGAATAGTATCAAAGATATCTTTAGGTACGTTATAGATGTTTCTAATGATATGACTGTAAGAACGTGAATGTATGTTAGTCTCAAAGAATGACCAATTATACATTAGTGCTTCTAGTTCTGGTAGACTCACAACAGGAGTAAAGACTTGTACAGGGCCTCTGCCTTGTAGACTGTCTAATGCTGTTTGTCTAAGCAAGTTAGCAGTAAAGATATGCTTGACAGCATCTGATGCATCTTTGAAGTCTCCTGCATCTTTAGTTAGACTAATTTCTTCTGGTATCCAAAAGAAGCCTCTTGCAGTTTCTTCAAAGTTTGCTATCTGATCGTACTTAACTTCTTCAAATCGTTGAATAGTTACAGGACCGGCAGGGTCTAAGAACATTTTATTGTCTAGGTAAGTTGTTTGTTTTGTTAAATCGTATTGTTCTTTGCTCATTTCTATTCCTTAAAGTTTACATGCTTCGCAGTCATCATCTTCAAATTCTGGCTCTGCTATATATTGTTTTGCTATGTCTTGCACTACATTTTGTTCGTCAGTTCTTTTGACCCCAGCTTTATTTATTAAAGAATAGTAAAAAGTCTTAAGTCCCCATTGATGTGCCTGCATTAAGTTCTTTGCAATCAATGTTGTAGGAACTTTTTGATCTTTAAAGTGTGCAGGATTGTAAAATGTGTTAGTAGATATACTTTGATCTACATAGGCCGCTAATACTGATGCAGTTTTTAAATACGCATCACAGTCTTTCTGTTCCCACATCAACTGATAAGAGTTTCTTACACGTTTAATGTGATAGTCAGGCACTACTTGTGTCAACGATCCTGCTTTACTTTCTTTAACAGAGATTAAACTCATTGGCATTTCAATACCGTTCGTTGAATTGATAACAACACTAGATGATTCGACTGGTGCAATTGCCATTAGAGTTGCGTTTCTAACACCATGCTCTTTCATATCTTTACGTAATGTTTCCCAATCACATTCTGGTTTAAAGTTTGCTAATTTATTAACACCTTTTGCTCTACGTTCCCAAGGGAACGTTCCTTTACCATACCATGTCTTGTGACTATCTAAACACGGGCCTCTTTCTTTTGCTAATTCTACTGTTGCTTCTGTTAAGAAGAATGCTTGATGTTCCATCCATGTCTTAACATCTTGTAGAGCATCTTTGTCACCATATATGTAATCACGTTTTGCATGCCAGTATGCTAAGTTAGTAACACCAATACCCAATGGTTGTATTTCATCATTGCTTAACTTGCTTTGAATAGATAAGAAATCTTGGTAATCTAAGATATTGCACAAACTACGTTGTAGTATGCGACATGCTCTACGCATGTCCTCAGGGTGTCTGAATGCTCCCCAGTTGATCGATCCAAGTGTACAGAGAGCAATACGTCCCGTATCATCATCTAAACGTTTAAAAGGCTTTGTAGGCAACAATATCTCACAACATAGATTGCTCTGATAGATAGGATGCTCTGTAGTATCAAACGGACCTTGATTAGATACGTTGTCAACATAGACTAAGTATATTCTTCCTGTGTCTGTTCTTTCTTTTAAGATACCAGACTTAAAGACTTCTTCTGCTGACATGACTTTCTTCCGCAGGCTACGGGACCTTTCGTATTTGATATACAATTCTTCAAATTTAGCAGTATCTGAATAAAATGCTTCATACAGATCAGGCACTTCGTTTGGATCAAAGAATGTAATATTGCCTTTGTCTTTAAATCGTTTCCAAAAGAATGCGTTTAGACATATACCATAGTCCATGTGTCTGACTCTTGTCTCATCTGTTCCTTGATTGTTTTTAAGTACAATCAAATCATCAAACTGATGATGCCAGATAGGATAAAATACTGTAGCACTCGCATTACGAATACCACCTTGTGAACATGAACGCAAATCTCCGAACCATTTCTTTAGAAAGGGTATCATACCCGTATGCATGATCTCTCCGCCTCTTATAGGCGATCCTAGCGGTCTTAAACGACCGATCTCTAAGCCAATACCAGCACGTTTACTTGCATACTTAGCCATCATTTCACCTGATGCAAAGATACTGTCTAAGTCATCATCACTCTTAATAAGAACACATGAACTAAACTGTTTAGTAGGCGTACCGAGTCCTGCAAGTACTGGAGTTGCTAATGTAAAAAGACCCTCACTAGCACATGCATAGTAATCTTTAATCAATCGCATTCTTGCTTGTTGTGGTTCTTCTTTGTGGAATACAGTAGCGGCGGCTACCATATATCTTACTTGAGGTGTTTCATAGATTTGACCACTAGCACGATTACGAACAAGATACTTACCAATCATTTGCTCTACTGCCGCATATGAGTATTGCTCGTCTTTAGCATGATCTATAATGGTGTTCATTTTATTCCATTCTTCTTCAGTATACCAATCTAGTAATTCTGAAGTGTATAGACCTGCTTCTACATTTGTTTTTACTATTTCGTAGAGGTGCGGAGGCTGGTATTGACCATATACATCTTTACGCAACATAGATAAACGTTGTTTACCTGCTACATATTGATAGTTAGTATGTCCAGTTTCTGGATTTTGTTCTACATCAATGAGATCAACGATAGCACGTAGAGTGAGTCCATCGATATCTCTAGTTGTAATCCCGTCAAAGAAGTGAGGCTGTGAGGTAATTTCAATCATTGATTGAGATACATCTGATACCCCTTCACATATTTTTGCTACTTGTGCCTGCCACTTTTCTAATTCTAACTCTACAACTGTTCCTGATCTTTTAGTGACTTTAATGTTCATTCTTTACCTAATTTATTTTGTTATGTAATTTCTGTATGTCAATGTATTTGACATTAGTGAATTTATCCAGCTGTGTATTTAACACCGACTGTGGCCAGTAATTCATTATATACTTTGCGTTGTCCACTAGGACTAATACAACATCAACGTTATTATAATCGGTTGCTGGACATAAGTCAACATCTTTTATACCCAATAATGATAAAGTGTAGATTATACCTAAAGCCCTAGCATAAAAACAGTAGACGTTATCATGTAATAGTTGCCATGGTGTCGGCCACTCTTTCATGTCATGTGGATGCAGATAGTAGTTATTCAGTGGGCATTGTTGCCAAAAAGCATCAATTGCTACACATTTTTCTTCTAAGGTTTTATCTACAACCGACTGTCTTAATTGTGACCATTCTTCAAGCCTATGTTCATAGGGCATAGTGAAAACATTCATATATGTACTTATCTAGTTTTTTATTCCACATACAAAAAGAGAGACTTTCGTCTCTCTAGTTGTGTGACGCCTTGCAACATCACGGTTCTAAGGTAGTTAGAATTAGTTTTTACCGACTAGTACTTCACATATTCCGTCGATTGTGTCTCCGTTGTAACTTGTGATCGCTTTACCGATAACAGTACCTACTTTAACAGTATCTAAGTCAGCCGCACAACCAAATCCTGGTTGAGCAGAGGAAACAATTAAGTCTCCTTTGTGAACTGGTCCGATAACTTTACATGGTACACGTCCGATCAATGCTAGTTCTACAACAAACTCGCCTTCGCCTGCTGTACACTCTGCGTTATAAACTTGTGCTGGGTTAGTTGTAATGATACCTGCAACTGCATGACTGCCAGCTACACCAACTGCTGTTAGTTCTGCTTCTCCAGCGAATAGTACAACTGTTCCTGCCGCATAGTCAGCATCTGCTGTGTATTTCTCAGCCAAATCCGCATAAGTTGCGTTAAGAGTTGAACCTGCTGTCAGTGTATAGTCACCAGTGATCGTACCTGCTGTTGCCGCAGACCCTGTAGTGATTGTTGTTGACTGCAATGTACCTGTGTTAGTTGTACCAGTTACATTTAGTGAACTTAAAGTACCTACAGAAGTAATGTTCGGTTGAGCCGCTGTTGTTACAGTTGCCGCACGTGTTGCAGTTGTTGCTGATCCTGCTGAACCTGAGACATTGATTCCCCATGTACCTGATGCGTTTGTACCAGTAGTACTAGGTGCTCCGATAGTGTTATAAGAAACTGTTCTTGCTGTACCACCATTGAATGATGTGCCTGAAGCAACTCCTGATCCACTATTGTTAAATGTTGCTGAACTTGTTGTGCTTCCTGCTGTAGTTGCTGATGTTGCTGATGTTGCACTTGATACAGTACCTGATACATTAGCACCTGCTACGCTATTTGCTACTTGAGCAAAATCAACTTCACCAGATACATTTTGACCTGCTACTGAACTTGCACTTGCCGCTGTTGTAGCACTTGCTACAGTACCTGAGACATTTGCACCAGCAACTGAGTTTGCTACTTGAGCAAAATCAACTTCGCCAGTTACATTCTGTCCTGCTACTGAACCTGCTGATCCACTTACTGAACCAGAGATTGTACCTGAGACTGTTAAGCCTGAGAGTGTACCTACAGAAGTAATGTTAGGTTGTGCGGCTGTTGTTACAGTACCTGCTGTACCTGTTGTGTTCTGATT